TGGACCTGTTACAGTCGACGGTTTTCAAGACCGCTATTCAAAGCCGCTAAATTCGCGGGGTGTAGAGATTTTCCGTTCCATTACTTTCAGTTTTCGGCATCGCTACAGACCGCATTCTACAAGGGGTCTGTTTTGAGTTATGGAACGGATTCTCAGGCTATTTTGACGGCCGGGCAATGGCGCCTACACGGCGATAAACGCGCTCGGTGATGTCGCCTTTGGTGTGCCCCAAGAGCAGGCTGGCTTCGCCGACATCGGAGATTTCCGAAGCAGCCTTCGGTCTGATATCCCGGAACTGAAATCCACCGATCTTTGCCGCCAGCAGTTCGTCGCTGATCTCGATCGCAGCTAGCTTCGCTTTCTCTCGAGCAATGTCCCAACGCTTTCTCAGCATCGTCGCGGTCATCCGCTTGCCGTGACGACTGACGATCAGGTAGTTCGAAGCATGCCGAGCATTGCGCTCGGTTATCTCGGCAATCAGCCGCCCCAGGCTATTCGCCTCGCCGCCAGTGGTCATCTGGATACGCAGCTTCTTGTGCGTCTTGTTCTGTTGCACACCCAAATATCCTCCCTCTACATCATCCTTTCGCATCACCAGGACGTCTGCCGGGCGCTGCCCGGTCAGGTAAGCCAGGTCCATCGCGTCTTTCAGCTCTTGAGCTGCCTTCTTGTAAACCGCATCCCAAACCACATCATTCGCGTAATAGTCCCGCGGCGTTTCCTTGTTTTTGCGCACGCCTTGGCAGGGATTTTCCTTTGTCGTCAGCCCCCATTCCCGAGCGATGTTGAAAACGTGGGAGAGGGTAGCGATCTCCCTATTCGCCCGAACCTTTGCCGTCCGAGCATCCCGGTACCCGGCAATCGTGGCTGGGGTGATTGAGTCAATGGGGGCGCTGTCGAACATCGGCCGTAGCTGCTTGATCTCCGACAGGTTGTCCTTCTGTGTGCGCGGCGCCTTCTTCGGTACGATGTCGCGGATGTACCGGTCGAAGATCCCTTTCATCGTGCGCAGGTCCAAGGGCTTTTCCTTGGCCTCAAGCTCAGCCCACTTGATCCTGGCCTTGTCGAGGTCTTTGCCCAAGGGAATGTCCTTGCCCAGCAGATCGCGGTAGTAGTACGACGTCCATACCTGTCCATTTTTTCTAGTGCGGGACCGCTGATACATCCGTGGAGGGAGGTGGTGGTATTCGGTTTTGCGCGGACGCATATCAGTTCACTCGCGAGAAGTCGGGCGTCCATGCCGGAGCTGCCGGCGGTGGGTTAGGGTCAGCGATGGCGGAGGAGATCATGCCCAGCTTCATGCGGGCATACATCCGCCCAACCAGCGGCCGCTTGCCGCGGCTTTCGACGAACACCCAATGGCGATCTGTTAGCCAGCGCCGCTGATAGGCCCGGGCTTTGTAGCCGGTGAGATCCGCCAGCTCTTCGTCTGAAAGAATTTCGGTTTCCATAGAGATTGCTCCATGCCGCGCGTGGCGGCAGAAGGTGGTTAATTGGTAGCTTTGGCGATGGCGGCGTCTGCGATCCTCATCGCTGCCTGGGCATTGTTCACATAGGCCGGATCGAAGCCGCCGGCGAGGTGGATGGTCCCTTGGCAGGCGCGGAGATTTTCGCGAGTCTGCTTCAGAGCCCAAACCAACTCGTTGATCAGTTCCACTGACTGCTGGTGAAGCGTCACATCAGTTGCGAGCGGGCCGGCCATGCAGCCGGTGTATTTCTCAATTCGTTTTTGCAGGCGAACCAGTAATGGTCGACCGTCGAGTGCGTGACCCATGGGGAATCCTCGCCCGCCGTACACCGGCAGGCTGGTAGGTGGAAGAGGGGTTAGAGTTTCTTGCGATCTGGCGGGGATGGAGGGAAACCGAAGTGGTGCCGCCGTTTGCCGGTGAAGCCGCACTCACTGCATCCCGTAGACGGGCCACATCCGCAGCCGCCTTCGCAACCACAGCTGCACCCGGAGCAATCCAGGGTGCACCAGCTTTCCTGCTCAACTTCCCCTTCGACGGTGATTGAGTAGTTGACGCGGCGATCCAGGCGGAAGCCGGTGATTTTTTCGGCGTCCTCATATGACGCTGGCACCGAACGGAAACCGTATACGGCTGATGGATCATCTACGAATCGGCGAACATTCCTCATCGCTGCGGCCCCTTGTAGCAGTACACGTAGGCGAACCAGGTGAGGGCGCATACCGGCATGATCATGGCGTCACCCGCTTGAACTCGACGACCCACACCCAAGGGTTTGCGTCCCAGTTGCCGCCGGTGGACGTCCAAAGATCTGCGAAGTCCTTTCGAGCATCTTCGATGGCCTGATCAGGTGCATCTACCCACCACTCACCGCCCCAGAGTGCTTCGCCGTGGGTGCTCACGCCCTCGGCGGTAACCTGTGCTGATGTGATGTCCTGCAACCGCTCGACGCGGACGTCGGTGATCTCCAGCAGGATGCGGCAGGCCCAGCGCGGCATGTGGATAGACGGCTTCCAAGTCGGCTGCTCCTGTTCGTACGGGGTCAGACCATCAGCTGCATACACCAGCTCGCCGTCCTCCCGGGACTGGTCTAGATCCACTATTTCGGCAGGCTGCAGGTACGGCCCTTTCTGGACATCGAAGTGATTGCAGTACCAGGTCTCGCGTACCCAGAGCCGATCGCCTGGCTTGCCGTATGGGCAATCCTGCATCACGCCGACTGCCTCCAATCGCCCGTGCCACCAAACGGAGTGGCTCGCGGCGGCATTGTCCGGGCGACAGGTGTCGCAATCTTCGTAGCCGCGCATCGGCTTTATTGTCCGCCGCGTGACCGTTTTCCGGCCATCCAGGATGGCGCGCACCATCGGGGCCGAGAACAGGATCGGCCGTTCTTTAATGTCGGTCATGAGTCACTCCGTACCGGCAAGCCAGGTTGGTTCGGTTGCGGCAGCGAGCCATTCGCGAAGAGTGCCAACGATCTTGGTGCGGTCATCCTCGTCGCACCACTGTCTATCGAGATCGGTCTCATCAACCAGCTCGACATCCCAATCCGCATAGTTGATCGGTTCATCGCCGTTCGTGTTGGCCAGCACAGCGATCGCGCCTTCTTCGTCGAAGGCTGCGACAAAATCGCAATCGCCGACTGCGAAACACTTCAGTACGTTTTCTTCAGGCATGACTGTTCCTTTGCCGCTATAGCGGCTATCAAGTTCATATGGGAGAGAGGTATTGTTGCCGCCATTGGTAAATGGAGGTGCGATGTGGTCGTACACGGAGTTGAATACCGGTTTTGCTGCGTATCAAGCGTTGTCGAAGGTCACGATGGCCTTGCGCTTGAATGCTGGAGAGGTAACAACGGACTGTTATTTGAGATCTTTCGAAATGACGAAACGCTTCGCTTTGAGGTGACCTTGTTCGTGGAAGAGGTGCCACTGGAACTACTTGAATATGCCGTCCCCATCGCCCGCGAACGCCTAGGGGATTTTGTCCCCTATCCCTGATTTTGCTACAGAGCTTTGCCGCTATAGCGGCTGACTTTGAAGGGGGAGGGAGTTACGGGTAGTTGGTGCTGATGCGCTTGGCGATGGCTTCGAGCTGTTCGGCCATTCGCCACATGTCGTTGTTGTCGCGGCGGGAGACGACCGCGGCGCGGTGCACGTTGCGGCCGATCAAGATCTTCGCGGCCAGCAGGATCAGCCAGGCTTCGAACTTGCGTCGGATGAAGTGCCTCATGCTGCCACCTTCGGCATGTAGGTCAGCGTGCCGTCCAGTATGGCTTGCTTGATTGCCTCGAACTCCCAGGCGTAATACTGGGATTCCACATAGACGCGCATCTCGCCGTAGTCGTGCTTTTTTCGGCGGATGAATGCCTCGGCTGCGTCCTTGGTGAGGTGGCTATTCACGATCTCCCAGCGCTTGTTCCATCCGGTGACGGTGTGATCATCAAGCTCGCCGAGCAGCTCCCACTGATCATCGGTGTCGAGTTCCGGGAAGTCGCATTCGTTGTCTTCTTGGACCCTGGCGTTCAATGCAGCCTGGTCTTCTTCGTCGCAGTCCTCCCAGTATTCCTCAGGGCTGAACCATGAACAGTCCTCGCGACACACGACCAGGCCTTCCGCATAGTCCGGTTCGAAGCCGTAATCGATTCGCTTGGTCTGTACGGTGAACAGCGCAGCTGCTGTGTGGTGCCATTTAACACCGGCACCGTTGCAGTCGTGGCGCAGGCGTGTCACGAAATCAGACCAAGTGGCTGCATTGAGGTCGTGACCGGTCGCCAGGCTCGGCGCGGGCTCGGCGACTTTGTTTTCTGTGGGCATGGGCGTCCTATGCCGGGTCATGCCCGGGCGGTGGAGGGTGAGGGTGACGAACGGCTTGCTTCAACTAATTACGTATCTTGCCTTTTGCCTTTTTTAGACGGGGTAGCATCAGCAATCGCCGGGAATGCCGGCTTGCTGAATTGGGCGGCAAACGCTGATGTTTCGATTCTTGGAAGACTTGCTGTTACAACTTTTGATTGACCAAGTAATAACGCTTTTGAGCCAATTCATCGGCTGGCTCAACACGATGCCTTGGTAAGGTTGGTTCGCGTGAGTCAGGCCGCAGCAGCTTGGCGTTCTACTGCGCGCCACGGATCGTTGGCCCGGGCCAGTGCTGCCATCGGCGGAGGGCTGACGCTGTTCCCGCACATGTGCACCTGCTGGGTTTTGGTGAATGGCTTGCCGTCGGCGCCGTGGCTGATGATGTAGTCGGCGGGGAATCCCTGCGCCTTGTACAGTTCGACCGGTTGCAGCATGCGCAGGCAGATGTCGACGATCACGTAGGGCGTGCCCTTGATCGTGACTGTGACCAGGCCCAGCCGATCCTTGGTGGTGATGGTCGGGGCTGGCTCATCGGCTCCGCTCACGTTCTCGGTGCCGTAGTAGCTGATCAGGAATGCCGCGACCCGCAGGGCGCCGACTTCAATCTCTGGCGACAGCTGTAGCTCAACCAGCGAGCTTTTGCCGCCGCCGCCCGCGGTGATGGTCGGCGCTGGCTCATCGACGGCCTGGCCCACGCTGGCACCGAACTGGCGCTCCATGAATGCGGTGACCAACCCGTGGTGAGTGCCGCCGGCACTGATGGTGTGCAGTGGATCAGCAGCGTCCCGCGCATCGCAGTTGCCGCGCAGATGCACCAGGTTCGCCGTCACCAGTTGCTGCTGGCTGCCGGTGTTGGTTACGGTGGTCATCGGGTCTTCGATGCTTTTGGCTGCCGTGGTGTTGAAGCCTCCATTCATTTGAGCCATGAACACCGTCGAGATACCCATTGCGTGCGCGGCCCCGGCCGGGCGTTGGTAGTTGCCGCCGCTGGTGATAGTCGGCAGCGGCTCGCCGAGCGCTTTGCCTTCGTCCGCAAACCGGAACTTCACTAGGTGCGCGGCGGCGAGTGCGTGCTTCACGCCGCCAGCGACCACCGTGCCCAGCGGCTGATCCAGCCCAGGCACTCGCGGCTCTTGGCCGGCACGCTCGCCGTATCCGGTTTGAATCAAGGTAGGGCTGATCAGCGTCAGCTCACCGCGATTCGCGCAGGTCACCGTCGGTAGTGGGGCGACCGGGTCGTTGATTCGATCGCTGCCCTGGTGCGTGGCTGGTGCGATGATCGGGCTGGCCATGGCGAACGATCCGCCGCGAGGCCACGAAGTCACCGTGCGCAGCGGGTCGTGCGCTGACTGGACGCTTTCACCGGACCAGTTCGCGATCGGCACGATAAACGGGTCAGCGGCATCAATGACGAATTTCTTCATGCCCTTTGCGATCCGGCGCAAGGTTGCCGGTGCCAGCGGCTTCGCTCGGTCGAAAATGCTTTTGCTCGGGATCGTCCAGTCGATGCACTCGGCGGCGGTGCGCCACTTCTGTTGGCCTTTGACTGGGTGCTTGGCGTGGGTCGGTGCTGGCCAGACAATCGGCTCGCCGTCGCAGCGGGCAATCATGAACAGGCGCTCGCGGCTGGTCGGCGCGCCGAAGTCGCAAGCCTTCAGCACTTTCCACTCAACGTCGTAGCCCAGGTGCTTCAGCTCGGCAACGAACGTGGCCCAGGTCTGCCCACGGCGCTTGGGGTCGGGCACCAGAAACTGCTGGTGGACCGGAACCACCTCACCAGGTGCGGCGACACCGCCGCCCAACTTCACGACGCGGCCAGTGGCCTTGCAGCGCTTGGCGATCAGCGGCCCCCACTGGAGGATCTGTTTCACATTCTCCAGGCTGATGACGCGAGGCTTCTTCTTGCCGGCCCACTTCAGGCCAATCCACGACAGGTTGCGAATCTCGCGCTTGCGCGGCTGGCCACCGGCGGCCTGGCTGTGATGCGTGCAGTCCGGCGACATGTGGAACCAGCCAACAGCCTTACCGCCGCACTCCGTATCCGGATCACCGTCGAACACGTCGGTGGTGTAATGCACAGCACCCGGGTGATTGACGGTGTGCATGCTGATCGCCTGCGGACTGTGGTTCTTCGCGACATTCACCGCACGGCCCAGGCCCATCTCCAGCCCGGTACCGGCACCGCCACCACCGCAGAAGAAGTCGACAACGATCTCATCGTCCTGAGTGCTGAAGCCGAGTCCGTATTGCGTTTTGAAATCGAAGGGGTGTTTCTTCTGTTGTGCGGACATAGGGGATCCTCGCCGGCTGGCGTGATTCGTTGAAGTGGATTCGGTCTATGCTCATGGAAGCCCTACAGGAGGCATCACATGGCTATTTGCAAATGCGGGGAAGAGATCGCGGTAGATCCCGATGACACGAAGGATGTAATGGAAGTGGTATGCCCAAAGTGCGGAGCTCGGTACGAACTCAGATGGGTCGCATCATCACCCGCGCTACCTGGTGCTCAGTTCACACTAGTGCCCATCGAGTGAGTGCCAAAGAGAGGAACAGATCACTCGCATAGCCCGTACGCCGAACTGCAGGCCGAGGCATCGGTGGCAATCATCAAGTCGTACTGGATGCCGCCTCGGGCAGTCTTCGACCACTCCACGGCCTGGCGGATGCTTGCGATCTCCATCACTTCAAGAGCTGTCATATCGGCGATTGAGCCTCTTGGATGCTTGGCATTTGAGCCTGCGAAGAACGTTGCAGCGCCTCTCTTGCTGGCCTGCTGCACCAGCCGTTCCCAACGGTCGATTCGATCGATCACCTCAGGGAAGCGCAGGGCTATCTCTCGAAGCTCATCCTTCCGGCAGTTGATGCATGGCATGCAACCAACCCGGCCCATACCCTGGGAATAAAGCGGGTTTGGCTCAATACCCATGTATCTGTGTGCTTCGAAAACTGCGGGAATATCCCACTTTAAAATTGGGCGGTAATTGAACAGGCCGCCGCCAACCTCATCGCACTCAGGCAAATAGCGCCGGTTCAGCGACTCGTCGGCCCGGACGCCTTGCCAACTGATCAGCATGTCGCCTTGACCCATTAGCGGCATAACGACTTGCTCGAGCATCGGGTCGCGCTTCAGTTCCATCGTGCAGAACTGTGCCTTGCGGCTGGGAAAGCGTCCCTTCCAGATACAGAGGTCAAGGAAGGGATTGCCGGTTGCCTGTAACACTTCGAGAGCAGCCAGCACCACCGGTTCGGCAATTCCTTGCTCGCGCCATTTGGTTTCGATGAACCTCCGCTTTCCGGCGATCTGTCGACTAAAGTCCGCTTTTACCCTGGTGATCGGAATACCCGTGACACGCTCCAGGTAGTCGAGGTATTGATAGGTCTGTTCGTGTTCATTGCCGGTATCGGCGAAGACGGCCTGAAGGTTTTCTGTTTCCAGGGCGATCGCCACCAAGAGTGTCGCGGTTGAATCCTTCCCGCCGCTGACGCTGACGATGTTCTGGATAGGCATAGGGGATACTCTCCGGCTGGCGATTTGTTGAAGTGGGGTATTTGTGTTCAGCCCGGCATGGAGCCGGATTTAGGAGAGGCTATGGGGTTCGCTTCAGTTTTAACCGGGGTTTCGCTCGTTGCCGGGGTTGCATCTGCTGTCTGCTGGATAGTCGCTGCTGTGGTGAAAGTTGATCCGCCCGAAGAATTCAAAGGAAAACCCGATAACATGTACTGGGGACACATCATTGCCAATGGTGCTGACCTGGTTCCGACAATCAGGGCGCAAGCGAAATGGAACAGTGCAGCGGCAATCGCTGCTGCGGTGGCAGTCTTGCTGCAGGTTGCCGCAAATTTCATTTCTGGTTGAGAGCTGGCTTTCACGCGGCCGGCGCTGAATCGTGAAACACGTCCATCTGCGCCGCACCGTCGAGCCAGGCCGTCGCAATCCGTCGTTCGGCCATGGCGGCATAGTCCGGGTTGAGTTCGCACAGGACTGACTTTCGACCTTCCTGCATGGCGACCACCGCCGTGGTACCGGCGCCGCCGAATGGGTCCAGAACAACACCACCGCGCGGGGCCCCGGCCAAAACACATGGACGAATCAGTTCGGGCGGGAAGGTGGCGAAGTGGGCGCCCTTGAAGCTGTGCGTCGGAACAGTCCAGACGCTGCGCTTGTTCCGCTCGCTCGGCATCACTGCAAGTGCTGAATTCATCGACTCGTTGTCTTTGATCCGGCCCCGGCCGCGCTCATCACCGTCGGTGCCATGGCCCCAGCCGACGCCGTTCGACTTCCTGGTCACTGCCTTCATGTTGCCGTTGCTCTTGGCCCCGCCATTGGCCCGGTCGCTGCCGATCTGTGCGAGGACGTCTTGCGAAAGCCGGTTGTGGGTGTTCGGTGAGCAGGGCTCGAAGATCGCACCCTGGTCGAAGTAGTACTTCTGCGACTTGCTCAGCAGGAAGATGTATTCGTGGGACTTGGTGCACCGGTCCCGCACGCTCTCCGGCATCGGGTTCGGCTTGTGCCAGATAATGTCTTGGCGCAGATACCAACCGTCATCCTGGAGCGCGAAGGCCAGACGCCAGGGCATGCCCATCATGTCTTTGACCTTGATCCCTTCCGTCAGCGGTGCACGATCTGGCGAGACGGCAGCTCTATCACGTCGAAACGATAGGTTCCCGGTCGAGCGCGCCGCGTAACTGTCACCCATGTTCACCCAGGCCGTGCCGTCGTCGCGGAGTACTCGGCGCACTTCGCGGAACACTTCGACCAGGCGACCGATGAACTCGGCCGGAGTTTCTTCAAGGCCAATCTGGCCGTCGACACCGTAATCCCGCAACCCGAAGTAGGGCGGACTGGTTACGCAGCACTGCGCTGACTGGTCCGGCAAAGTCCGCATCATGTCGATGCAGTCGCCGACCAGTATCTGGTGGGAGGGGGTCATAAGTGATTTCCAGTCAGGCGCCGCCCTCCGTGACCGGATGCGACATAGTGGCAATTTGGTGGGGGATGGTGTTTGATTGGAGCCCGACATAGGGTCGGAATAAGGAGTTACTTATGGCTGTAAGGGCATACAAAGTTGTTCAAGAGTATTTTTTTGAGGTCGACGGATTAGATTTCGATGTAAAGGGGCGGATCAGCTTTACGGATGGTATGCCAGAAGAGGTTGGGGGTTATTACTGGGAAATCAGTCATACCTATAAGCCGACTGCCGATGCAATTGGTCCATATCGGCCATCGCGACGTAACGCAAAAACTGCCGAGGAAGCCAGGGAGCTTCTTTTCGCTTATGCGGAAAACTTCCAAACGTTCAGCGTTCACGTAGAAAAATACTAATTCGGCTCGACAACCTCGTCGCCCGGATCTCGCTTCAGCTCGGCCAAGCTCTCATTCAGAAACATCCGCGCCACGCTTTCACTTATTTGCACTTTGTGGCGCGGACTTTCCATCGCTTGGTAGGAGAGGGTAGGTCCGAGCGCATGAGCATTCAGAATCAGGTTCTGCACTGCCTCGTTGATTTCCGTGATGTCGTTCCATGCCATCAGCTCATCAAGCTTTTGCCGGGTGCCGAGTCTGACCCGGTGCCGCAATTCCTTCTCGTCGTATTGAATTCGCTTCTCGGCGGCCTTCGCCGATCGCTCTTGTCCACTCTTGGCCATGGCCTGCCTCTTCTATGCCACTGGCCGGCAGCGCGAGCCAGGTTTGTCGTTTGCGTTGTTGGGCTCGAAAACGTCTCACGCTGCTACCTGCACTTGATTCCAAGCGCCGACAGCTTCGAAGATGCGGTAGGCGTGGGCTTCGTCGAGCGACACAGCTTCGGGAATCGCGATCCAGCCCGAGGCGACCAGGTGCTGCGGGTTCGCGCTGTCTCGGATATCGCGGTAGCAATGCTCGATCACATCCTCGAGATGGTCAGAGAGGTACATGCCGTTCGGTGCAACTTCGATCGACTTCAGGTAGCGGTTACCGGCCTGATCAATGCACAGGGCGCTGAGGAATATCGTCCACCGGTGGGTGATCTCACAGACGGCTTGGCCGATCTTTCCGGGCGCGATGTTCTTGAGCGACTTGTAATTGATCATGCCCTGGTGACCGCTGGGGTCGATGTTCACCACCGCGACGTGGTTGGTGCTCAATAGGGCGCGGCATGAACGATCAATCCGTGCTTTGAGGTTGTGGGGCTTTCTCTTGCTCATAGTGAGTCCGCCATTTTGCGAAGCGCCTGCCGCTCGGAGCGGCTCAGCGCCTTGGGACGACGCTTGAGGATTGTTTCAGGGTCAATCGTTTCTTTCCTGGCCGGGGCCGGCTTGAACTGAAACGACTCTAGAATCTGGACGGTCTTGCCGCGAGCTATGAAAGCATCGCGGGCGGCATCGATCCGGGCCTGCTCCTGCTGTTGGGTTAAGGTTCTGGATGCATTCATGCGGCCACCTTCACCAGCCTCACGCCAGCCATGCTGAATTGGGCGCCCTGGTCCGCGACAAGTGCGTCGAGCGCTGTCCAGTCCACTGTGAGCATCGAGATTGGGGCTTGGCCATAGGCCACGGCCTTGATCAATGCGTCGAGATCGTAAACCTCAGCCTGCATCACTACCGGTTGGCTGGATTGCACCGCAACTGGCTTCGAGGCTGCCTGAACGATTGGAGCTGCTTTCGCCGGTGCAGGTGTCACAACGGGAGCAGGTTCAGCAATGGTCGCGGCAAGCGCTTTCGCCTTCGCTTCGTCTTCGATCCGCTGCAACTCCTCGTTCCGAATCCGAAGGCGTTGGGCTTCGGCTTTCTCTTCTTCGGCTTTCTTGTGTTCCGAAATCCGAACCTTGATCAGCGCCACCAGGTCATCGTTCGCCTTCAGCACAAGCTGCTGGACGTCGTTGAACAGAAAGACGTAATCGGCAGCCAGCTCGACCAAGCTGGCGAGATTTGCGCGGATGCTGTCACCGACCTGGCTGGAGGCTATCTTCGCGCGGGCCAGTTCCGAATCGGCGGCATCGCGCAGACTGCTGATGGACTTCTTGCCCTTGATGGCTCCAGCGAAGTCCGCCGGCACCGTAGGCATGCGAGCTTTACCGCCCAACGACGAGTTGATCTGATCGATGTGTGCCTGCAACGCTTTGGCGGCATCCATGACGATGTCTTCGCGGATGCTGACCTTGCGAGCCTTCACCAGTTTGTCGAGCATCAGGCGCTTGGCGCGTGCCTCGGCGCTGATCTCGTCAATGGTGCGGAAGAGAGCGTCAATGCTTTCGGTCTGACTCAGCGCATGCTGTTTGGCTGCGGCCAGGCGCTCTTCGACGTCACCGCACCACTTCACCGTTTTCTCGGCATCGGCGAAGTGCTGGTCCGTCTCCAGCTCGGTATTGATCGAGGCGAAGACGGCCAGTGAGTGAGCCTTGAACTGTTCCAGGTTGCTGGCGGTGACCATGCCGGTAACTTCGATGCGCAGCGCCGGCAGGCTTTCCGGTGTCTTGCCGACGGCCTCTGGCACGACCTCAACTGGTGTGAAGTCGAGCAGATCGGCCTGAAACTGCTTCCACCCAGCAACGAGTGTCGCGGCGCGGCCCGGTACCGGCGTGTATTCCATCGACACGAAATTGTCTTCGGTGCCGTCGGAGCAAACGAAGATCACTTTCTCGGCACCGCTCACCAGCAGCTGCTGCTCAAGCTGCCAGTAGTAATGCGGGTCCAGGGTGCCGGCCAGTACATCGGCGGCAAGCTGCTCGTTCCACATTTTGTGTTCGAACAGTGTTTCTCCGAGCATGGTGCAGCCGTCGAGTGAGGCGAGCAGATCGCCGTCGGTGCCGACGACGGGAAAAAGGTCTTCGCCGATACGCGCTTCCAGAATTGGCCGAGCCAGGGCTTCATCTTCATGGCCTTTGTCGAACAGGTATTTTTGCACCCACCACGATACGTCGCGGTCGAGGCCGGTCTTTTTGGCGCTGAGCAGCTCGGTGCGCTTCATCTGTTTCGAGGCGCCCATCATGGCCGGTGCCTCGGAGGCGGTGAAGTAATTGGCGCGGAGCGCATGCCAGGCTTCGGAGCCCTGGATGACTGAATGAATTTTCAAGATGCGTCTCCTTCTTGTGATGGCGCGATGATTGCGAGGATGGTTTTTTTCTGGTGCTCGGTTAGAGATGCCTTAAGCCCGAGCATCACGACGATGTGTTCGGCTGATTTCTGTCCACTCAGAATCATGGCGACCCACTTTGGGAAGTTCTCGGTGAACTTTTCGGGTGGATACGGGGGAAGGGCTTCAGGCTCCGGTGGTAAAACCTCAGCGGGAGGAGCTCCCGAATTCCCGTCATCGTCGTCATCGGTCGTGGTGACATTGAAAATCATCTGGGTCAGGTATCGCCGGCCGTAGCTGATCGTCGAGCCGTTCGCCTGCACACCGGTTTTGTTTGTCTTGCCGCCAGAGCCTGCGGCGTCGATCGGAAGGTCAAGCTGGTAAAGCTTTGTATGGCCGCCGGCGTGCATGCATTCACAGGTGACGCGAAGGTGACCAGGCAGGCGAGAATCTGCGGTGCCGAAGGACAGGGAAAAACCTTCCTCGGTGAAGATCGGGCTGATCGCTCGGTCGATATCTTCGAGCCTGGCGTAGGTGCTGGCGGTGTGTTTGTTGAGCGCGTTGCGCGTCACCGGCTTGATTCGCTTCTGCGCGCTGACCATTGCGATGCTGAATGCCGCCGAAGCCTGTCGGTCGACGTGACGCTCGTGCATCTGCATCAGCCGCTCCATGTTGCCGACATCGACATTTGGATTGGCGGCGACCTGGATAATCACGGACATGATGCTGGCAGCGTCGTTAGATTGAGCTGCAACCTCGGTTGCGACATTTG